GGTGAGTTGGGGGTGTTTTGTGTTGAGTTGTTTGTTCTTTTGTTGTTGTGTGTTTTTTTTTTTTTTTTTTTTTATAGTTGACAAACATACATGGCAAGTACGGGAAAGTAAAACATTCCAAATATTACGGCGAATTCACGTCAAACCAACAATAAAGTAGGGGGGGCCTGGAGAACACACAAGAACCAGTCCATTATTGACAAATACATAACATCATACAAGAAAAAAACAGTGAAACACAACACAAACATCCATGCAGAAAAACAACACAACCGCAAACAAAGATACAAGGCACATCATTCAATCTCCCTTTCCCTGCGGCCAGCCAGCTCATACTTGAAGTCAGTATCTTCAAACAGAGCACTTGCTATATTCAGAATATTGTCACTCAGTGTACCCCACTCCCAGCGCCCGTGCTGTCCAGTCCCCATAATGGGGTCTTTCGCACCAAGTTCTAGGAGAATCTGGACAAGGTTCCAGTGCAATATGGTCCAGCTCCACTCGGGTGCTGGGTTCCTTGATGCACGATAGTAGGTCCTTCCCCTAATTTCCACTCTCGTGTACTTTCCTGGGTTACGGGCCAACAGCTCGTCCTTCTGGGTTCTCAGTGTGTGTGCCGTCGGGTAATTTCCGTACTCATCTCCAGCTTGTGGAGGATACCGGACCTTAAACCGTGGCACTAGTGGTCCCGTCTGCTCAGTCATCATCCCGCTACTCGCCTGAAACGAGCCACCTTGGATGGGGGCAAATGGAATCACCATGGGGGGGGGAACCAGTGGTCCGGGAACAGGTACGGGAGTGCTGATTGTTCTGCACGGTCTCGCATCAAGTTCACGCACCAACTCGGCAAGAGTGACACACTGCCTTGAGGGGCGTGCGTTCAACTCCTGCCGAAGCTGATCCAGAGTGATTCCGCCAGCCTGTGGTAGGCGGCTCAGCTCACTCTGTAGCTGCATCAGTGTCAGGGAATTTGCGCTCGGTTGAGCTGCTAGTTCCCTCTGCAACTGGGCCAGAGTTATTCCACTAGACCCGGAGGGCCTAGCATCAAGCTCACGGCGCAGGTCAGCAAGTGTGAGACCAGACTGCTGCGGAATCCGCGCGATTTCATCTCTAATCTGCTGTAGCGTAACACTGGGTCGGGCATTCAGTTCTTGCTGCAGTTGGCTCAGCGTCACTCCCCCTATAGCAGTAGGCGGTGGAGGAGCTGTTCCAACAGCGGCGGCTTTCCAAATTCCCTGTGGGTTCGTTTCTTCACCAACTGCAATCCGAGGGCCATTGACCTTCAGAAAGTAGCTAGCTCCAATCCGAGTGGGTGCTTCTACTTCACGAGCAAAGTAAACTCTGACGTTGCCGTCAGCACCTTGCTCAGCGTAAGTAATCTCACCAGGTGCCTGCATCTCCAAGAGGAGTGATTGCGCTTCCCAACGTGCTCGCTCGTTCTTAAACGAAACGTTCACAGTAGGGAGGTGCAACTCCTCAAGAGCGCTGTTAACGAAGAACTTCAGGGCAGCGAAGTACTCCGGGCCGTGGAAGATTGCATCCATGAGCGACATCTCAACGCGCATCAATAGATCTGGCAACCACTTCTTAGCCTTGGTGTATCTGATCCGATCAAGAATTGTCTTCCGATCAAGAGGAGCAAGATATAACCTAGTGGACGGGTCGAGAACGAAGGCTCTTTTCAGAAACCTAATACTCTCCCACTTGCTGAATGGTTCAGTCAAGTGACGAGGGTTCTTCTGACCGTCAGTCATGAGGATGCCGAAAGGCTCAAGGCACAACGCGATAGCTCGCAGGTTGTACCATTCAGCTACTTGTGCCTTGACAGTTACGACATTGTCGTCTCCATACACGGCAGCTTTCACATTAGAGTCAAACTTCCTCATACAAGCATACTCTGGAGCATGCTTCTCAGCCAACATCAGCCACGCTACACGCAAATAAATGCTGTTCACGATGCTGTTGCCAACCGCAGTGAAGGGCATCCCGGAGGCCATTCCCTGATCAATCTTCACCCTCACGTTGGTGATCTGTGATACACGATCAAAGGAATACCTAACAAGTGTGCGCCTGGCTAACTGCGTCTTGAAATCACCTCCCATAGCTCCGTTGACAATGTCAGCAAAAGCCTCCAACGTAGTTGGGTGAATGGTAGAATCAAAAGCAGTATAGTCCGCATCAAACACTATGTCCGAGTTCTCCTCAAGCCTGTGCCTCAGTTCCGTCCACTCTATGCCGGACATTGGATTAATTCCAACCTGGCAATCGACATTGTGGCGATTATACTGTAGCATCGCAATGAAAGGAAGGAACGCCGCCCTCTCTGCCAAAAGCAGATCAATGGGTGGGTTCGCAATACCTCTCGTCGCTGGCTTCTCAAAGACCTTGGCCCTCTTCAGCAGTTCATCTTTCATGAATTCTTGGAATACAATATCACCAAGCATCTCACCCTTACGAGCGGCGCTAAGAATGTCATTGAATCTGTCTTCAACTTTTCCAACTGCTGGTACTCTCCTTGGCATCCCATTGGGATACTCTCCAAC